CTGTTAGCATAGTATTTTGGAATATTATTAGGTGCAGCAGATGCTGTACCCGGTGTGTTATAAAACTCTTCCATAAAAGAAGTATCTCTAAGCTCTAGATTTTTTCTAACAGCTGGTGTTTCGTTTGTATCGTTGATGTAAATATATCTTATAAATCTTGTATTTGTTGGTGCAGCAACCTCTCTATTACCTGGAGTCAAAGTAATTGTATCATAGAAACGAGCGTCATCTGTATCTGTTTCTCTAAATATTCTAGCTTCAGCATTTTTTACAATAGTCGTAAGAATAGGATCATTTAATACTGTACTATCAACTTCTGTGTAACTTCTGATATCTGATTTTAATTCTCCAAAATTCATAATTATGCCTTAAATACTATAGGTCCAGCTGAACACTGTAAACCTCCTCCATTATCCCTTGTATTAACATTTTGAAACGTAGTAAAGAAAAAACTATTATTAACTGTAATAGTTGATGGTTGACCAGGATTGGGAATAGTTGATGAAATCATTGTTATATTAAAAGCTCCGAAGACTTTAGCACCATTACTATGAGAACCGGCTGTTGTATTTGGTGGAGTTACACCTCTAAATTTAGCAGCTGTTCCTCTTACACACCCTGTTAATTGATTTCCTACCTTAGCTGCATATGAAATGGTTTCGTTTTTAAAAAGTAAAGTTACAGGATCTATTTTTTCTATCATGATATATCCAGTTACAGGAAAATAAGTTGCATCTACTAAATCTATAGTAGTTGCAGAATCACTTATATCTCCATTCAAAGTAGTTTCTAATTGTATTGATTCTATATTTGATCCAGGGATAGGACTTGTTAAATTAGTGAATCTAACCCAATCATCTGTTTCGTAACCACTGTTGGGGAAGTTACACTCTAATACATTAGTTGGTAGTCCTAAAGAACTTAATGCTGCAAAAGGGTTCTGAGGCAATAAATCAAATGTCGGCGGTTCAGTTCTATCTGGTCTAGCATTTTGTAAACCTTGTGGATCACCTCCAATAGGAACTGGATTTAACTGAGGTTGTTTAGGTTCATATTCTGATATATGAACAAATGCTCCGGTCCATTCTCTAACCATTTCATTATAAGGAAACTGCATACCCGATCTATCAGAGATTGCTAATGCATGTCTGCCTTTTGCTAAATTAGTCATATATTAAATCTCCGGAAAATAAGTTCTTGGAGTTACAAATAAACTAGAAGAAGATCCATCATTCTGTAATGCTCTTTGTATTTCATCTTCATATAACATTTTTAAATTTTGAACCGCAGCTGGTTGAAATTTAAGTGCTAAATAATAAGAAAGTCCTGCTACCATACAAGGTACAAATCTATAAGGTACATCTGCATCATTAGTATAAGCTCCAGCATCTTGAATTCTTGAAGCATAATAATAGTTAATACTATTACCGGCTTCAGTTGCACCTGGAGTTAAGAATAAAGTTATTGTTATTCTGTCAATAAATCTTTGAACAAAAAATTGTGTGGGTGAACCTTGCTGTGATTTATCTGCAAAAGATTGATAGATCGATCTATTTATTTTAGTTAATGGAAAATCTATATTTTGTTGATTTCTATAAGAAGCTTCTAAAATATCATCAACTCCATAAATAGCGTTAGCGTCTGAAACACCATCTTCAGGTGATCTATACATAGTATATAGATTCTGACCTTGCACTAAAGTTAAGTTATTGTTTTTGATTTCCCAATAGTGAAGACCTCTATTAGACCATTCTTGAAACATTATGTTTAACGATCTTCGAGCAGAGCTTAATTGTTGACCGGTAACACCAGTCATATTTATTCTCTCATACGCTTCGTGAACTATATCATCTATAGAAAAACCTTTTTCAAAGGTTGTTGTTCCCGAAGTAGTATTAGCCATGAGCTTACGCTCCCGTAATAGTTATAGTAACGCTTCCGCCTGCTCCAGTTAAATTATAAACAATTCCTTCTTTAAATAAAATACCAGAACCTGGAATATATACTTCTAAACCTTCATCACCATAGTTATAAGTAGCTACAGGTGCTCCTGGTGCTGCTGCATTTGCAGAATTGTAAAAAACTATTGTAGAGTTTGCTATTCCTTTTCCTTGAATAGAAGTAATTCTAGCTCTACCTGTTTTACCTAAAGTATCTGCTCCGACTGTATCGAAGGTTAAGGTTGTTTGATCTGATGTTGCGCTTCCTGACATATGTTCTCCTATTCTCTTGGCGGTTGTGTTTTGTATGGATGTGATCCAGGTAGTTGACTTTGTAACCCATATTTATATGCTAAGTAACCTTCACATTTTTCAATATATGTTTCAGAATCTGTATAACCATTATCTTCAAAACATGCCATAACAAACTCAGCCATTTGACCAGCTAATTGTCTATTACCAGCAGGTTGAGACATAAGTTTTAACGCTATTCTTCTTCCTAATTGATTGATATAACCTGCGCTAGTACCAACCTCAGTTCCATCTATTCTAGCTCTTATAGTTGAACCCGGAAAATCAAGATCAATCGTAAGTATATGCGGCCCTGAAAAAGGTCCTCCTGAAAAAGTAAAGCCACCTCCTAAACCACTTTGAGCATATTTTCCAAGATACTCAGTAGGGCTATCAGCTTCTATTTTAAAATCGTTTGCACTAGCGTCTATAGCACAAAATATAGAATCAGCATTTTGATTTACTTCTCCTATGTCAACACAAGTAACAACAGTAAGATTACCATTACTTGGTTTTGCAATATTATCTTGAGCTGCTGCTAGCCTTTGAGGGTTTGTAAATTGTAGGGCAGGCACACCATTTATACTACCACCAGTAGTTGGAGTATCGGCTCCACCATCTGATTGCATAGAAAATTTAGTATTATCAACTAAATTATTCCAAGTCGTAACACTGCTTCCAGATGTTATTAAGGAAGAGATAACGTCTGCTCTAAACCAAGCTTCTAAAGGATCACTTTCTGCTCCAAACACTTCTTTTGTATTCGGTAACCAAAGGTTTTGTCCTACGTTTCTTATTCCGAATTGTATTTTTTTCTCTATCATAATTTTACTCTCCTTAATTTATTAGTTAATTATTGTTTAAGATTATTGATAATCTTTACCAATGTTTGCTAATAAACTAGTTCCATCATTATAAACAGTTACGACATCAATATCGTTCGCTGCTAATGATAGCGCTGGAAATCCACCTGGGAAAATACAACTAGTAAACGCACCTGTACGTCCACCTGTTCCATCTTGAGTTATTGTGATAACTAAATTTCCACCTGTTGGAAAGTTAGTAATATTGAAAGTTGCGTTATCTGCTAATGTAACTGCAAACTGACTTCCTGTTGAATAGTCTACTTCAATTGTTGCTGCAGATGGTAATGTTACAACTGGATCTTCAGGATCGATGTCTCCAAAACTTAAAACTCCTGCTCCGTTAGTAACAACCGCTTGACCTGCAGTACCATCTAAAGCTGGTAATGTAAAAGTTACGTCAGCAGATACTGCTGTTGATGCTTTTAAAGAAACTAATTTTCCATTAGTTTTGTTAAGTAATTTGATTTCTCCGTCAGAGCCTTTTGATGTAGTTGTTTCTTCTTTACCAGCTACGATTGGTCCTGAAAATGTAGTTCTTGCCATAATTTTATCCTCCTAATTAATAAATACAGTCTTTAGGCCGTCGACTATACGCGTCTGTATTTTTTTAAAAAATATATAGTGTGGTTTTTATACAACAGTTTTAAGTAGAGTGCAAGAGATCCCGTAGTGTGGATTGGATTTTTCCAACGATGTAGCTTTTTATTAAGTAGCTACTGAAACTTCTGGAGCAGAACCTTCAATTGTGTTCTGTCTATGGGCGATCTGAGCTTCTTCTAGCTTGATCTTTGTGATGATTTCTTTGACTTTATCGTCAATTCTAACCATCTCAAGAGTATATCTATTATTATCTAGATGCTCCTGTTCCCACTTCAACTCCAAGGACCTTTTTGCTTTGTATAGGTCTTGTATCATCTATAACTTCCTCATAAGTTATTCTATTTATCTTGTCGTCATAACTAACTCCAAGATTTTCCCAAACTATACTATTTTCTCCTAGCTTGTCAAGGATTGATTGTTCAAGGTCAGTCGGGGAATCTTGTGATTCTACTGTAAATTTAGCGTGATGATTATACGCCCATATATTTACTTTAAATTTTTTCATTTATTAATAATTTGATATCTCTTCTTTTTTAGTTGTTAAAAAACTTATTTTTTCGTTTATCAAATCTACTTTAGCAGGTTTAGGATTATTTTCCAATAATCTTTGATTTCTTTTAATACCTTCTTCTATTCTTCCTAACATTCTTTCTTTATTTTGTGGTCTCCAATTAGGATCTTGACTTCTCTTTTTTAAAGCTTTGTATATTCCCATTTTAATTTTTTGTTCGATGAGGGGCGATTAACGCCCCTCAAAAATTTAACTATTAGTTACCTGCAGAAGCATACATACCTCTTGGATCTGAGAATCCAAAAGAGTATCTTTCTCTTGCTTTGTATCTAACGTTACCAGTGTCAAAGTCACCTTCCATTTTAGTGGAAATAGGTGATCTATTGAACATTTTCATACCATTAGGTACGTCAGTTTTGATATAGAACGCATCTGTATCAGTTAAGTAATGGTTGATTACATAACCTTGAGGTACCATTCCTCTAGATACGATTGCATTGATATCGTTATCTGCTGTTCCCGTTCTACCTTTTGATTCCATTAGTCTCTCTGCTGTAAACTGCTGGTTAGGGTGAATGATCATTTTCATTCCTCTAGCAGCGATTTTTAGACCTCTTTCATCAGTGAAAGCAGAAATATCAATTAGAGATTGCTCTAATGATGTTTCATTAAGGTCAGCAGGAGTTTGCAATTGGTTAGAGAACGTTCCCGCTAATGTAGGGTGGTTTACAATTGCTCCACCTGCATTATTACCGAAAAGTGATACTCCGTCACCACCTGCAAAGTTTCCATCGAAACCATTGTTTAGGACGTTAGCCGCTTTAACTTGTTTAGTATTAGCCATAGATCTAGCTAATGCTTTTGTATATCTAGACGCAAGTCTATCATACAAGTTATCTTCAATTGCTTCTTCAGTAATTGAAAACGCTAAAGCGATTGTTTCATGTGTGTAACGAGAAGTGAAAGTCTCTTGAGCATCATCGAATGATACACCTTGACCTTCAGCTTTAACTTGCGCATTACCAAAACCAGATAACATTACTTCTTCTTCAAAAGCTCTGTCAGATGATTCAGTATCGAAAATCTCAGCATGTTCGTTCTCGTAGTTTTTGTATTCCAAGCCGAATAGTGCATTCAGACCTGGCTCTAGTTCTTTAACTAGTTGTGATCGTGATATAGCCATAGTATTTTATCTCCTATTCCTAAGCTTAGTTAATATACAAGTTACTTGCAGAATTAACTACAACAACCATGTTTACACCAGCTGCTGTAATGTCTTTGTTTTCAGGGTCTTGACCGACTCTGACAACTTTCCACATTTTAGTAGTAGCTGAACCACCGGCAACATTTAAAAGTACAGTCGATTGACCGTCTTTGTTGTCAGTAGCTGTAAACGATGTTACGTTGAAGCTTTTTCCGTTATTACTTGTTGGACATGCAGCGTCCGTTTTGATCATGTATTCTTGAATTGGATCGTCATTCACGAATGCAGTTCCGTTGCTGCTTCCAGTATTATAGTCAGTTCCAAAGATTGTTCCTGCATCCACAGAATTTACAAATCTTGGTTTTGCTGTTGAGCTATCAACGTAAAAAATTCCGTTGAAAGCACCTACTAATAATGAGTCAGCCCCATTATCGTAAGCAGCGCCACCATTACCTGTGTCGTCTGTAGTTGCGAAACTAGCATCTTGTAAAAAGCCTTCTGCTCCACCTGCATCTTGCAGTGAAACAGGGTTACCTTTATAAAGACCTACTCCTAAACCTGACTCGACTAAGTATTCAGATTGACCGCCGATTGAAGGTGTATTACCTAATCTTTCGATCATTCTTAAACCAAAGCCTGTAGTTGAGCTATTAGCCATAGTTGTTTCTCCTTTATGTGCCTGTCCCGAAGGACCTCCAGCACGGTTTATTTTAATTTAGCGGGTAGGAATTGTTAAAAAATTAACGTTTCTTCGAACCACCAAAAGTTACACGCGTTTGTCGATCACTATTGATCGGCATACTAGGATGTTGTTCCCTCATAAGATCGTGTTCAATTGCTTCGTTTCTCTCCTGAGTTTGCTTTTTAAAGTACTCAGTTCGAGATTGTGCGATCTCTTCCGGTATCCTTGCCAACACAAGGCCACCAACTCCAATCACTCCTGCGTATTTTCCTTCCTTCATAGTGGGATAAATTTCATCTGGATATGAATCAGCTCTCACCAATTCGTAACCTGATCTTAATTTACCAGACATGTTTTTAGTGTCGTCAAACCCTAAAACTTCTGTCCTTAGCCATCTATGTTTGAAACCCTTTGGCGCAGCGGGTGCATCTAAAGATGATGGGGGAGCCCAAGTCGTAGGTCTTTTTTCCTTAGCCCTAGACTGGCTTGCACGGGTGGTCTTTTTATCTTCTTCTTTTTTCATATGCTATACCTCCTTCGTGATTTTTAACTGTTTCGCATATTCTTCCAGTGGCACACCTAATTTTTTAGCAATTGCTACCTGTGAAGGTGTGAGAGACACAGTTTTGCGACCAGGTTTGACAGAACGTCTAGCCGAAGCTACCGTTCGTACAGGTCTAGTCGTTTCCCTATCCTCACTTCTATCAAATTTGTGAGGGAATTCAAGTCTTATTCTTTTATCAACCTCTGCGTAATAATCATCACTTTCAGGATCAAAATCTTCTTCATCCACTAGTTTTTTGTGTATATCAAAAGCAGTATAAGTCATTGCACTATCTTTACCAAACCAATTGTTTCTTTGAGCCCAATCCTGTGCTTTTGGATCAGGTGTTCTAGCTTGTTCGGCTTTTCTAGACGGTGTAATGTTTACAGGTCTTTCCATAAGTTCAGCTTTAGAAGTAGTATCTTTTTGCTCTTCCAATCTTGCTTCCTCGTAACCAAGTCTAGCAATTTCTTTTTGAGCATTAACTTCAGATTCTAAATCTCCGGCTTCTCTTGCAGCTGCTAATGTTGCATAAGTAGCTTTAAGATTAGATTGAATTTTTTCTTCTCTATCTTTTAAACCACTTGTTTCTAGTTGAGAGTATTTTTTCTTAAGACTATCTGAAGTTGCTTTTACTGATTGTGCATAAGTTAAAGCTTCCTCTTTTTGTCTTTCAGCTTCTCTTATTTTTCCAGTGAGCCTATCGATTCTTCTTTTTACTCTCTTACTGTACGATTCGAGTTCTTCGTCTTTTTCTTCACCTTCTGCAGATGTTTCTTTTACTTGTTCAACAGTTTCTTCCTGTTCAACTTTTACTTCTTCTTTTTTTACTTCTTCTTTTTCCGATGGTACATCAATATCTACATCAGGTCCTGATGTATCAATATCTACCATAGGAATATCTTTGTTTTCTTCGTTGTCTATTGGCATAGTTTCCTCCTATGAAATTAAATGTAGTGCAACATAAATTCTGGGTCAGCAACGGTTCCCAAAACTTCGTCGTCGTTAAGAATACGGACTTCTCCGCCTTCTATTGGTAGTCGTGATCCAGCATATCTTGCAAAAATCACCCAATCTTTTTTCTTACACCAAGGGCCTTCAGGAAATTTTTCTTTATCCTTATACGCGTCTGGTCCTATTTTCAAAACATAACCGCAGTTAGTTGCGATTCTTGCTTTGTCTAAAGATTCTTGTGAAAATATTAAACCACCTTTAGTTTTTTCTTTTGGTGTAAAAGGTAAAACTAAAAGTCTCCAACCAGAAGGTTCTGGTAGGTTGTCTATTACTTTGTCAACATTTGTTTCGTCAACTCTTTTTAACTTTTCTTCTTTGTCTTGCTCTTTATATTTTTCTTCAAGAGCCATCTTTATCTTCGGGTTTTCCGAAGTCGATAACGTTTCCTTGCTCATTTTTTTGCTCCTTTTCTTCTAGCAGGTTAGAGATTTCCTGTTGTATTATTTGTAAAGCATGTGCTTTACCAAGTAGATACTTGTATTTTTCCATATTGTCAACCGATCCAGATGTATAAGTTTCTTGGATTTGGTTGATTCCCTCTTTCAACATTCGTTGAATTTTGTAAACAATTGTTATTGGATCAATCATACTTTAAATGCCTGTA